CCGCTGTTCACCTTGCCGACGAGCTTCGCGACCTTGCGCTTGAATGAGGTCGTTATGCGCGAGAGCCGCATCACCTTGGTGTAGGTTTCGCGGAGCTGGGCGGTCGGCACGTCCACACCGGAGATGGACATCTCCGCGCCCGTCTTGCCGTTCCAGCCGATCGCGCCGCCCGCCTTCTTCGTGCCGTAGGCGATCCTCTGCTCGTGGCTGTGCGTGAGGTGCATCGTGCCGCCCCCGCAGTCGAAGGAGACCGTGGTCTCCTCCTCGTTCCTCTCCTTCGAGGAGGAGGTGGACGACGACTTGTTCTTGTACTTCACCTCGACGGTGAACACGCTGTCCCCGTCGCGGGAGGATATCTCCAGCGACTCCATCGGGATGTCCTCCCACTCCTCGGGCGCGGACTCCCTGACCGCCTCCAGCGCCTCGGCCTCGTCGGCGGCGCCGTCGGCCAGGAACTGCACGGATATCTCCGTGAACTCGCCGTCCGCGTCCATCGCCATCGCCCTGGCGTCGTACCGTTGCTCGACCTTCACCATCTTCCTATCCCCCGTATGTGAGCGTCTGCGAGCTCATCTTCTTCAGATACCTGTTCGTCTCCTGCTGGAGGCGCACCGTGCTTTCGCTGGCGTTGGCCGTCCGCTGGTCGAAGTCGTTGCTCCCGAACATCCCCTTGAGCTCGCGGAGGCTCCAGCTTCCTGCGGAGCTTCGCTCGCCGCCCCTGTCGGCGGAGAGGCCTGCACGTTCCGCCGCCTGCCTTGTGCCGCGCGCGGCCTGGGCGGTGCGCCCCTTCGCCTCCTCGGCCTTGGCGGCCCGCTCGGCGGCGGTTTTCCTCACCGCGTCCATCGCGTCCCGCCACTCCGCCGTCGCCTCGCCGATCTTCGCCTGCGCGTCGTCGATGAGGCCGCGGTACTTCTCCTGGTTCTCGATGATGGCCTGGCTCTGCGCCCGGTCGATGGCGGCGCTGGAGGAATCCCACTCGCGGGAGAGCGCCTCCCGCTTCTCCCTGCGTCCGTTGACGGCGGCGGCGAACTGCCTCTCCCGCTCGCTGCGGGAGTCCGCGTATTTCCTCTCGACCGCCTGCAGGGCGGCGTCCGTCACGTTCGAGCTGTCGAACACCGTGGCGAGCTTCACCCACTGCCTCTCGATCCACTTGCAGGTGCTCTCGAACACGTCGACGATGCCGTTCCAGATGCCCGCCCAGGCGTCCGCGATGGCGTCGCCCACGCTGTAGAGCCCCGTGAGAAGCCCGTACCAGAGGTTGTTGCCGAGCTTGAGGATGCCGTACACGACGACTGTCCAGGAGTCGGCCAGCAGGTTCTTCAATTCTATCCACGCCTTCTGGAGCGGGAAGATGCCCTTGAGCCAGACGAGCTTCAGCGCCGCCAGCCCGACCTTCGCGGCCCCTGCGAGGTCGCCGGAGCCGATGGCGGTCTTGATGACCTCCCATGTCTCGCCGAATATCTCGCCGATGTCCTTGAAGGCGGCGGTGCAATCGCCCCAGAAGCCCGATATGGCCTCCGCGCAGATGTCCCACGCCCCCGTGAGCTTCCACACCACGGCGACCAGAGCGCCGAGGGCGGCGCCGACGATGAAGGCGGGCGAGGATATCGCCGCCCAGCAGGCCAGCGCGACCGTCTTGGTGACCGCGATCGCCGCCGTCAGCAGGTTGTATGCCGCAATGAGAATCTTCACCGCCGCGATAGGCGCGAGGACCACGAACTTCATCACGGTGAAGAGCGTGTTCAGCGTCCCCACGGCGAAGGCTATGACCTTGAAGGCCACGCCCAGCGCGACCAGCGCCGCGCCCGCAGCCGCCACAATCCCTATCACCTTCGCCATCATTATGATGACTTCCCTGTGGGCCTTCGCCCACTCGGCCAGGCGGTTCAGCATCGCGGAAATCCTGTCCATGTACGGGGCTATCGCCTCGCCGAGGACTCTTCCCACGGATATCTGGACGCCCTCGAAGGCCGACTGGAGGCGGCGGAGCGCCCCTCCGATGCCCGCGTCCATCTCCTTGGCCGTGTTCCTGGCCGTCCCGTCCACGTCGCCCAGCATCTGGATGAACTGGTTCAGCTGCTCGATGTTCCCGCCGAGCTGCAGCCCCGCGAGGGAGCCGCGCAGGTCGAATATGCTCTCCGCGAAGGAGAGCCTTTCGGCTGTCGGCATCCTGTTCATCGCCCGCGCGATGTCGGCCATGATGGCGGGCATCGAGCGGAGATTGCCGTTCCCGTCCACCGTGCTGATGTTCAGTTCCGCGAGCTTCTTCCTCACGTCCGTCTTGGCGAACTGGCTGTAGGCCTTTCTCAAGGCCGTGCCCGCGAGCGAGCCCTTGATGCCCATGTTCGCCAGCACCCCCAGCGCGGCGGAGACGTTGCGTATGTCGTCGCCGGCGGCGGCGGCCTGCGGCCCCGCCATCTTGAGCCCCTCCGCCAGGTCGGAGAGCGTCTGCGCCGAGCCGTTGGCTGTCGCCGTCAGGATGTCGGAGACCCCCGCCATCTCGGAGACGGAGATGCCGAACACCCTCATGTTGTTCGCCGCGATCTCGGCGGCGTCGCCGAGTTCCGTGCCCGTGGCGCGCGCCAGGTCGAGCACGGCGGGGATGGCGGCGTTTATCTCGTCCGCCTTGAAGCCCATCCGCCCCAGGGAGGTCATGCCCTCCGCGACCTGCTTCGCCGTGAAGGAGGTCTCGCGCCCGAGCTTCTCGGCGGTCTCGGTCATCGCCTTGAATTCCGTGGCGGTCGCGCCCGTGACGGCCCTCGCCGTCCTCATCTGGTCGTCGAAGTCCGCGAAGGTCTTCGCGGCCATCGCCAGCGGCGCGCCAGCCAGGGCGGCTATTCCGAGCATTTTCGTGCCCATCGACATGACGGACGCCCCGAAGCTCTTCAGCCTCGACTGCGCCGCCTTCAGCCCGCGCTCCAGGCGGGTCTGGTCGAGCATGAGCTCCACGAAGGCGCGTCCCGCCCTCACGTTTCCGCTTGCCCCTGCCATTCCCGTCACCTCCCGTCGTCAGGCCTCTCGATCCTCTCCGTCCTAATCACCTCGCGGCGGCTGTCCTTCCTGCAGAACACGTCGCGCAGCACCGTCAGCGGGGCCTTCGCCCGCTTGCGCCTGGTAAGTTCGCTGTACCTGTCGCGCCCTGCGTAGGGGTTGAACGCCTCGGGCCGCACCGTCGAATGCCGCTTCGGGTCGCGGTGGGCGTTGGCGACCAGCGCCATCAGGTTCGAGAGCCGCCCCCACTCGGAGCGCTCGCGGCTCTCCGTCATGGCCAGCAGCTCCCGCAGCTTGAACGGGTCCGGGTCTATTCCGCAGACACCTGCGCACTCGGCGACAAGCCTGTCAACCGCTCCAGCTCGGAGACCAGTCTCTCCTCGAACTTCCCGTCCGCCAGCATCGCCTCCATCCGCTGTCTCGCGGCCTCCCCGAAGCGGCGGCTGGCGGACAGGATTCGCCGGAAGGCCTCCCGCTTCGCCGCGGGGAAAAAATCGATCACCTCGTCCAGGAGGGCGTCGGTCGCCTGCTCGACGGCATCGCCCGCCATCGCCGCCCCGAAGTCCTCGTCGGAGACGTTGCGCTGGTCGCACTCCGGCTTGCAGACGGCGTAGAGCACGTCCACCAGCAGCACGGGGTCGCTGGAGAGCCTCTCAAGCAGCTTCGCGGACGGCTTCCCGTCCTCCACCTCCACGATGGTGTTCAGATCGACGTCGCAGAGGGCGCGGACGCGCTTGATGGTCGCCACATTGACCACGAGCGTCCAGGCGCGGCCCATGTTGTCGGTGAAACTCTTCATTCCGTCTCCTATGATTCCTATTTATATATGCACTGTCTGGAAGTCGAAAAAGCCCCCGCCTGGTCCGCATGAATCAGAGGCGCGCGGGGGCGGCCTTGGAGACTTGGCGCGCCTCTCCTTGGCTCTCAAGGGTGATAATCCCCCGCAGGTTGCGCTTGCGTCAGAGGCGTGCGGGGGTGGCTTCGGGGGAGTCGCGCGCGTCCCCTATGCCCTGGAATCAGCCGCCGCTGCCGGAGCCGGTCACCCAGGTGGGCGCGCGGGTGGATGCGGTCGGCTTGGCCTTGACGGAGACGGTCATCGCCTCCTCAAGGTTCTGGGTGATGTTGAAGCCGGTGATGGAGAAGTCGGCGTCCAGCCCCGTCCCCGCGCCGTCCGAGACGAACAGCGCCATCGGGGTGTTGCTGAAGTAGGCCGACTGGAAGGCCTGGAAGTCGGCGTCGGCGGTGTCGTACACCATGCCGAACTCGATGCTGCCCTCCTTGAGGGTGGCGATGGAGGCCTTCCATCCCTCGGTCGCGCGGGTGGTCACGTCGGCCTCGCCGCTCTCCAGGTTCAGGGTGAGGTCCTTAACATTGGTGACCTCGGTAGAGCCGCGAGTGCCCGCGGCGCCGCGGTAGAGCACCGCGTCAAGTCCAAGAACAACGGACATTTGTCAATCCTCCTGATTGGGCCACGGGCGGCCCGTCCGGCCAGGCCCGTGCATGTTTATGCCTCGGGCCCGACCCGCCGTGATGGCGTCGGGCTGCCGCTGGAAGAATCAGCGGATCGCGTCCCGCCAGAGCTTCGGCAGCTCCGGCGCGGACCTCCTGAGCGCGGGACCCATCAGCTCCCGCTTCGGATATTTCCTGCCCCTGTACGTCCCGCCGAACTCGTGGGCGGTCATGGACAGCCCCACGAAGGACTTGGCGGGGCCGATGACGGCGCTCCTGCCGTCAGGCTCGACGCCGAACAGGATGGAGCGCTTCAGCAGCCCCTTCCTCGTGTTCGGCGGAGTGCCTGCGGCTGATGCCTTCCTCGACTGGTGGATCGAATTGACCGCCACTCTGCGCACATACGCGGCGGCGGAGCGCATCGCCTTGCGGTTGGCGTACTTCACCGCGCCGAGGAGCGGCTCGTCCCCGAAGTCGAGCCTGACGTTCACGCCGCCGTTCATCCGGCGGAGGCGAAGGTCAGCTCGACCACGCTGACGAACAGCCCCTTCTCGCGCAGGTGCGTCGGCGAGTAGATGGGGTCGAAGGCCACGCCCGTGCAGGTCGCGCCCGCCAGGCGGCGGTTGAGGAACGACTTTCCAAGCGCCTGCGCGAAATCGACAAGCGCCGGCACGTCGTCCTCGGTCGCCCGCCTCACGATCCCCACGTGGACGCAGGGCCGCTCGTCGTGCAGGCCGCGCGACAGGGCGCGGAACTCCGTCCCCGCCGGCACGACCACGACTCGCGTCTCCGCCGTCCCGCGGAGGGCGAACTCGGGGATGAACTGCACCTCCGCCCCGTGGTCGGCGAGCGCGGCTGCGACCGCCTCGGCGATTTCAAGCACCTTGCTCATGCCTTCCTCCTATTTCTTCATCAGCTCCAGCGCGATGGAGACGAGCGCGGATATGAGCGCCAGTATGGACGCCCCCGCCGCCGTCATCATCGTGCGCTGGAGGTGGGCCGCCGGGGCGCAGGGCGGGTGGTGGTGCTCGCCGTCGCGGAAGTGCATTGATATCATGCCCCGCAGCTCGGCGAGCTCCAGGCGGGACGCCATCACGGAGTCCCATATGCTCCTGCTGTCCGGCTGGCCTGTGCTAGTGTTCTGCTCTGCCATCCTCTTCCTCCCTTCCCGTCTCCTTTGTATGGACGCGCCTGGCGTTCATGTAGCCGTCGCTCCACCGCCAGACGGGCTCGCCCGACGGGGCCAGCACCTCGTAGACGACGCCCTTCCAGACGAAGCGGTCGCCTGACTGCGGCTCCTCCGGCAAGTCGCGCGTCCTTACGATGAAGTCGCGGCTCTCCGCATGGGTCGTCATCCCGTAGCCGTCGTTCGAGCGGAACACCGTCCTCCCGACGACGGCGGGGATCTCCCGCGCTGGGCCGCCGCGCGGCCTCCAGGACACCACGACAGCGAGGCTCTCGTTGCACATTGCCGTCAGCCAGGAGGCCGCGTCCTCCAGCATCGCCACTACTCGTCCTCCAGGACGCCGCGGGCGCGGAGGGCGGACAGGACGGCGTTGATTGCGTCGCGGATGCCCGTGAGGTCGGCGACCAGGTTGGCGTTGGCGTCGCCGCCCGACCACGCGCCGCCCTCGGTGACGCTGCGGAGGACCACGTCGGCGATGGCGGCGGAGGGCGCGGACTGCGCCTCTCCCGCGTTGCCGCCCGCTGCGCCCGCCCCGCCGCAGCCGCCGCGCAGGATGACGCGGACGGTGGATGCGGCGGAGTC